TAGTAATTATCTTATTGGTATGGACGATATCAAGACAAAATACCCTAATACACAAAAGGGTTTTGCTAAGTTAAGAAAGATGCTCAGAACTAAAGGGATTGCCTTACCTGCTCGAGGAAATGATCAATATAGGGAATCAGTAGCGGCTCTATTCGATTTTGAAGAAAATAACAGGATAAATAGCTACACCATCTATAATCATAATATGACCCTCTTATCAGAAGGATACACCATGATCGATGTTCAGAAAGCTTTTGCTATCTCTAACTATGCTATCAAGATAACACCAGGATGGATCGAACTTCAGAATATCATCAATGAATCTGTACCGTGTACTGTACAACTAATAGTGTATGATAAAGCAAATAGAGCGTACATGGGATCACCTATCAATATTCAATATGCCGACCCAGATTTCAGTCTTCTCTTTCAGAAGGTCATCGATAATCTCTTCAACACATATAGAGGCATAGCTTATAACGACTCTACTCTCCAGACTTCATTATTGAAGATCAATAAAATGCTATGTTATATCACACCAAATGGCAGGAATTCTAAAACTGATGTCTACTATGTAGCAAACAACATATCTACTAACTGTGTACTAGCTATGTTGACCAAAGATGGCTATGATACTCAAGAATTCATCTCTAAGTATATGATCTATGATCCTACTTCACAAGCTTATAGCGACCATGTTGCCAATCAACTAGAGCAGTACTGTTTAGATAACTCTCTAGATAACACCTTTGATACACAGGATATTATTTCTCAGATCAATGTACCAATGTCTTCTGTATCTCTCAAGGTATTAGCTAAGATGCTCAATATCAGAATTAGAATCTATTCTGGTCTAAGGAAACATATGAAGTGTCAACCTATCATGACCTATAACAATCATAATCAGAAGACCTATGATATCATAGTCGAGAACGGTCATTGTTATAAGGTCAGAGATAAATATAAGGTATCTGATAAGCAGATAGTAGAGGACTTCAATTCTATCCCAAATGATGCTTACTATATCGATTATGATGCAGATGGTAAGGTTAACTACTATCTAACTGAGAATCCTCTAAAACCTCTTACTTATATCATTCACAAGACCTTTGATGAAGCTCAATACTATCTAAAAGACCACATGATGCTATCTGACTCTAAAGCTCTCTTTGATATCATAACAAAAGACTATAGTATAACTAAACCTCATGATGTTATCAGTAAGATCTTGAAATCGTCTGAGCTGTTCATTGGATGTAATGTGAGACAACTCAATCCTACACAACAGTACTATAAATATGATCTCAATAGCTGCTACTCATCATATGACACTAAACCATACTATCAAGGTTTCCCGAACGGTCTCTTATATACTACACCCTATATCTCACATTCTACAGCTTTTGTAGTAATCAAGTCCATTATTTCTCAAGATGACTATATAATGAACACTCTTAGATGGTTGGGTATTAATATCTCAGAAGGTATGTGTCTAACTATCATCGACTATGATAAGCTAACTAATCTAGGTATCCATTTAGAACTAGATTATTGTATCGATACAGATAGATGGATAGATATCGATATTCGAGATAAGATGAGAGAGTATAGTATGCCGATATCTAAACAGACCATCAATTCAGCAATTGGATGGTTTTTATGTGGTGGTGTAGATGGTTATATTCACAAAAATATTAAGGTCTCCAATGAGTCCGAAATCAAGTGTCTGATTAAGGATTGTGAGGAAAATAATATAACCTATAAAATCAGACCACAGATGGTATCTGTCGATATTCCAACAGATACCTATTACTCTAAAGCTCTATTGAATGTCCATTCTTATTTCTTAGCTTATGCTAGATGGGCGTTAATTGATGGTTTATTATCAGAAGAATCACATGGCAACCAGTGTGTGGGTTATAAGACAGACATGTTGATCTTCACTAATGAACAGACCACTCTACAAGTAGATAGTAAAATAGGAAACTGGAAATTAGAAACCAAGCCTCTCAATGATGTATGGTTTCTCAAGAAGGAGACTACTTATGAGCAAATAGACTATACATCTAACCTTCTATCTAATAACAAGCTCCCGATGATTAATAGTCCATATAGAATGGTAGACGGCTCGGCAGGAATCGGTAAATCTAGAGAGGCCAGAAATGATAAAGCAGTCTCTACGACTCTCACATGTCCATCATGGAAACTAGTCAATGATTCATCTTCACAAGAATACCCTTGTGATATAGCTAGAACAAATGAGGGTCTATTCTATCTAACAAGAGACCATCATTTTCTCAAGTTTAATAAGACCAAATTTCCTTATCTCATTTATGTAGATGAGTGTCAAACATACTCACCATTTGAGATACAAGAGATGATAGATAGAGCACCATCTAGTATGTTCTACTTCATCTTTGGTAGCAATCAATCTCTAGGTATCAAGGAACATGTTGATAGATCATGGTTCATCGCTCATGGTACTACGATCAGAGATATCGTCAGAGAACCATATATGAAATGTAGACATACATATGAAGATGGTGTATATCTAGATACACTGAGAGGTATGATATTTGATAACATAGTTGATAATATTCTTGACAACCCGGTCATTAATAAGATAGAAGGAGACTATGATTTCAGTCAACACGATCATCATACTGAAGAAGACCAGTTCCCTATCTTTGTATCGGGTTGCTGGGATACTATTAGAAAGTTCAATAAGAGTTTTGAGAGTAAGGTAGTCCCATATATCGATATTAAACACTCTACAGTTAATAAGAGGAAGACAAAGAAGCAAGGTATGATATCATCATCAGACCCATCTATATGGTGGGACAAAAAAGGTATGGAGAAGTCCTTCTATCAAGATGATAAATTGATAACATCTAACAAGGCACCAGATGGTAAGACTAGACTAGTTAATATAGGGTGCACAGTAGATGCTTTATTAGGATCATCTTGTAAGAGAAAGCTCATCATCGATTTCAGATCATTGTCTAGAGGTGATGCTTTATATATAGCTCTAACTAGATGTGATAGTTTATCGAATATTTATTTGATAGATCTATAGATGCTATCATATAACATACACACAACAAAATGAGTGTCTCTTCTCTCTTATCACCTAATCCTTATAATCTATTTGTCAATGATCTAGGTGTCAATGATCTAGAAGGTATAAATGGTATATTAAACATAGGTACTAACTTAGCAGACACAACAAGGATCAATATCGGAAACGGTCCAGTAAATCCTACTCCGGTATTTATAGATGGAATACCCTTTCCAGGTGGGTTTGTCTCATCAATCGGACCTATATCCCTCACTCCAAATAATGATGGATGTATTGATACAGGTGGAGTATTTCAGCTATGTACAACATCTGCTACTCAAGGTGGAGTATTTACTAATGGTGCTCAACAGATAGGAGGATTGAAGACCTTTGTCAATTCTGTACAATTACCTTCTGCATATGGCAATGTAGTATCATCACCTCAAGTTATGACAATCGACTCCTCAGGAAATATTGGTAGTGAGAATTCATCAGCAATCCTTACTCTAGGACCATATGGTAGTACACCTAATGCAGATGGTGCCTCATTAGTAAGCGGAGTTCTTACTCTTCAACCTGCTTCATCTACTCAACCAGGGGGTATGAGTACTCTAACACAGTCAATTCTAGGAGCCAAGACCTTCTTAAATACTATAAGTGTTCCAGCTACATCTTCTACTTCAGTTGGAGTCATTAATGTGGGATCTATGCAACTACATGACTATATATCTAGTGGTCTAGAATCTAATGTATTCCTTGGTCAATCAGCCGGGAATTTCACTGTATCTCAAGGAAATAATATCGGAATAGGGTACGAGAGCGGATTAAGCTTAAGTAGCGGTACATCTAACGTCATAATTGGTCCTCAAGCTGCATTAGGGATGAGTACCGGGTCGCAGAATATATTAATAGGTCAAGAAGCAGCCTCTAATTTAGTAAGCGGTGTACATAATACTATAGTCGGATATCAATCAGGTATCAATTATACAGGTAGCGAGTCTCATAATGTCCTATTTCACAATACTGGATTAGTGGGTGAATCTAATGCTATACATATCGGTACATCTACTCAAACAGCTTGTCAGATATATGGTATATATGGTAATTCACCTTCTAGTCCATCTATGGTTATCACAGATATAAATGGTAATTTAGGCTCTCAGGCTATTCCAGCTAGCGGAGTTCTATCATTAGCAGCTATCGGTAGTACCCCTAATGCAGATGGAGGATCGATTTCTGGTACTACTTTGACTCTTCAACCTGCTAATGCTAGTTTTGGTGGTTCATTGACCACAGCAGCTCAAACTATAGCTGGTTTAAAGACCATGAATAATGGTATACTATTACCAACTGGACAATCAATTCAAGGTGTTTCAAGCTCACCAATATTATGGCAAGGTCCTCAAGGTATAACATCAGATATATTTGTTGGAAGGAATGCCGGGTCGGCTCAAACGGCAGGTTCAACCGATAACGTTGGAATTGGTGCAAGCGCCCTCTTGAATCATACAAATTCTACAGCTAATACAGCAGTTGGTTTCGATTCAATGGGATTATCTACTACTGCGGCTAATTGTACAGCAGTTGGATTCGGTACTCTAACTAACCTATTAACGGGAACTGGGAACATAGCAATCGGGATAAATGCTGGAAGTGGATATACATCAAGTGAGTCAAATAACATCTTAATTGGAGCTAATGGGCTACCTGGTGATGCTAACTCTATAAAAATAGGAAGTTCATTAGCTGGACTAACTAGTTGTACAATTCAAGGTATATATAGTGCTAGTCCATCTACTCCTCAAATGGTCATAATTAACTCATCTGGACTCTTAGGATCACAAGCTATTCCAAGTAGCGGAGTACTATCTTTAGCAGCCGTGGGCTCTTCTCCTAATGCAAATGGTGGAACAATATCGGGTACAGTATTAACTCTTGAACCTGCTTCATCTACTCAACCCGGTCTAATGACAGCTATAGCTCAGACTTTTGCAGGAGCTAAGACATTCAATAATACGATCAGTCTATTAGATACGACCAGTTCTACGGTTGGTGTAATTAATATCGGGTCGTTAGCTATCCATGAATTTAGTGCAGGAGGATTAACAAATGTGTTCATCGGTCAGAATGCTGGTAATTTTACGATGACATCTAGTGCTACAGTAAATGTGTGTATTGGAGCGAACGCGGGCTCTTTAATAACATCAGCAAACTCGAACGTATATGTTGGTGCAAGTTCCGGTGCAAATAATACTACTGGGGGTTCAAATGTAGGAATTGGACATACTGCTCTATTTCGTGTCGCAGGCGGTAATAATAATTGTGCGATCGGGGATGGAGCAGGTGGAGGTTTAACATCCGGTACAAATTGTGTAATTATCGGTTCGAGTGCGGGATCACTATTTACAACAGGAAATGCTTGTGTAATTATCGGGTCTGGTGCAGGAATATCATATACCGGGTCAGAATCAAATAATATATTAATAAGTAATACAGGTACGGTAGGTGAATCAAATGCGATACATATAGGTGTTCAAGGTTCTACTCTTTCTTGTCAGATAGGTGGTATAAATTCCGGTAATGTAGTGTCATCAAATACTAACAATCATCTGGTACAATGCGACTCAAATGGTGTCCTGACCGCCTTAGAAAACTACAATATTAATCCTATGGCTGGAAATGACCTCGGTTTAGGAGTCGGGACTATTACAGCCATGACAGTTAGAGGAGTTAGCACAGCTAGTCCATGGCCTCTACAAACTGATTTAATATTGAATGGTAGTGTATGTACTCTCAGAATACCTCAATTTACTATAACAGCTACTTCTGGAGCTTCAACAAATACAGCTATAACATTTAGTATAGCATTACCAGCTGGTTATAGACCCACCAATCCAGTTAGTGAACAAATATTGATGGTATCGAGCTCAGTAGTATCGAATGCTACTAACTATATAACTATAGCTGCTTCTGGTGTGGTCACTATAAATACTAATGTTGCATGGTCAAACTCATTTGGACTAGTGAATGATCTTTGCATCACATTTCTTGCTGTCTAAGGTTAAGCTGACCAAGGAACCACTCTAAATCTAGAGTGAGTTATTTAGTCTCAGATTGAGATAAGAAGCCTAAAAAAAGGATCATCAATATTGCTGACCCTTCTGCAGCTGGATATAATTATATTTTTTATCAAACTTTATCACTCATCATATAATTAACATGGAAAACTTAACTAGTTCTCAAGCTCTCTCTATAGATCAAGTCCCTCAAGAACAAGATGATACTCTATCATCATCTCTATCAGAAGAGTCCAAGGTCAAATTTCAACCTCATAATAACTTGAACTCTGATCTATCAGAAGAATCACTATCAGAATCTCAAGAATCACAAGAAGAAAACTGGACAGCATATACTCTGAAAAATGACCTAGATCAGCTCAAACTACAGTTTAATAAGCAACAAGCTGTGATCACTATCCTTTCTGAGAGAATAGACCTAATTATGGAGGGTTTTCACGCTCTAACAAATCTCATTGATTCATCTCCTCAATAAAAAAAGATCAGAAAATATATGTTCTACTCTCTATTATACCAAGCTATTAAAACTATTCACTATGACCTGATACCTTCAATTCTGTACCTCTACCATCAATTATGTATCCTACATATCACAAATAAATCATCATATAAATCATCTCTATCTTTCATAGTCATAGAGGTCAAATCTCTAGAATTGAAGATTACTACTAGGATATATAATACCTGTAATCTATGTGGTCTAAATATCAACACGGTACTCTTCAGAAGAGTATCATACATGGCAGTTTTTAGGAGAAAAAAGCCCAGAGCAGAAATCAAGCCCTTCTATAACCAAGATGATTATCATCTCTACTGCTTTATAGCACATATAGGTCATATGCCAGATTTTATACTAGCTTAAGTTATCTATCTTATGTATATCAAAATATTTACTCTTTTTTTCAACTAAGAGACTACACAGTGTAGATGTATAACATATCATATAGAAATGGCAGAGGTTAAAATAATGCAAAGATGTGTCTATGTCTCTAATAGGACAAAGCAGAGATGTACCAGATATACTCAAGATATCAATTTCTTATGCTGTAATCATACAGAATTGAGAACGGAAAAGACAGCTATCAGGATGAAGGCATATAGGATAAATAAGACTCTAAAAGAGCTTCAATCAAAGGAGTATGTCAAACAGAGATCACCAGTTAGTCCACAATTGACTGCGAATACCGGTCCGCCAACTAATGTCAACTCTATTCTACCGTTCTCATCAATACCAGCAATAGCTGGATTGTAGTTAGTTCCACTAGATTGAACTATGCAATCTAAGGCGATTTCTGCACTAGCTGGACAGAATTGGGCTGGAATAGCAATGAAGATAGAAGTTGGAGTTGCTCCTCCCATGTTGGTCAAAGTGAATTGAGGGATCTTGACCGTGATGACTGTAGACTGTACACCAGCTTGATCAGTAGAAGCTAGAACATTGAAGTCAACAAACGGTAATTGAGCGGGAATAACCATAGCTTGACCTCGGACACTACCAGCTGCTATAGTACCGGTGTTAAGAGTCATCAATGCTCCCACCACGGTCGTCTTGATAAGACTAGGAACTGGAAGGTCTAGACCAGCTTCTGTCAGAGTCAGAGTGTTAGCAAAGAGATTGTATGGATTTGGAGATAAAAGAGATGAAACGGACATTCTTTTTTTGACTAGACTATATATAGCTAGATATACAACAACTGAAAAATATTAAAATATTATACATGTCCAAAGACTTCAAGCATATTATAGAAGATTATATAACAACTGATGAGCAGTATGATGAAAATAAGCTAGCTAGGAGACCAACTATCTCATATCCAGATGAAGTCAATCAATTCATAGAGCTATTAACAGTAGATAAGAAGGACCATGTAGATATATTTGGATCATACATCTATAAGCAGCAACTATATGCATCTGACATAGATATATATGAAGAGCATAATTCGAAGAAGGATATCCAATCTACAGCCAATTCCTTCTTTCCACCATTTAAGAGAATGGTCAAGAGAGTATTAGATACACCCCTGATTTACTATTCTGAGACCAAATGTGGTATAGATACTAGATATGATCTATCAGTTGGATCTTGTATAGAAGGTGTTTATCAACCTCATACATCACTAGCTACTCAGATAGATGCTCTATATAATAGATCACTGCTCGATAAGGAAGACCATGATATCTTATCTAAGACCATACGTAAGTCTTCACTCAATGGAGATGATTATGATGTAGTCAACTACATACTAAGGAAGTACTACATCCTCAGATGGTCAGCAAATGAGATATTTCAAGGCTATAAAGTACTAAGAGGAGGCCAGAAATTCAAGTTCACAGATGGACTACAACAAGATACACTAGTCAAGATAGATATATGGGCCTATGTGAATAATAAGCTCTTAGAGATAACTAATGTCTATCTTTTGTCCTTCACGAAGGGTAAGAAACTGTATAATATTCAGTCTCATAACAAGATAACTGGTCTGCTTGAACAAATTGAGAGGTTCTACTACTCAAATATGTGGTATAATCCTTTCAAGATGGTCAAGAGGATATACTCTTTTCTGAGACAGTCAAAAGAAAGAGGTATCAATTTTGACCCCAGTCTATCAACACTCCTAGAAAAGATATCCAATGTTGTATCGGGTGGTGTTTCATCTCTCTATCAGAACAAGTCAGAAATTGACACCACTATTTTACTCCTAGAGAAGTATGGTGTCCGAGCTCTAACTGATGACCTATATATAGCAACTGATAAGATAAAGAGTCGATTAGCCTCTCTACTGTTCATAACAGATGACGTCCTTCTCAAATGGTGTGAAAATATAGACATGGTCAATAGTGGTATAGAGATACATACTAAAATAGAGATACTAGAAGATATATCTAGAGAGATGAAATACATCATAGATTCTGAGATCATTATCTTGCTCAATCTTGATGTGCTAAATCCTCCCAATCGCATTCTTTTACCCCATGTACTAACTTATGACCCTTCTATAGTCAGGAGACCAGATTCTTATGTAATCAACCCTCTAACTAAGATAGTAGTGAAAGGAGGGTATTCCCTCACAGATGATGATATCACTAGGATAGCTATATCTAAGCAGAGAATGTTCTAACTAGTTAGCATAGTTACAGTGTCATCAAAATTGAGGTTCTTCTTCCCGGTAGTCTTCCTTAGTTGGTCTAGACCATACACCAGCATAGTATGATACTGCTTGAGAGTCAGATCTCTATTATTCAGTCTACAAGCTACATGTCTTCCACAGGTCATTATATTGTCTCCTTCCTTCTGAAACTTGTACTCATTATATGTGAGCTTGTAAGGAGATTTGAGCAACAAGATGCTCAAATATGGCCTATTCTGATGAGTCTGCTCTTTCAGATCATCTGGTATGTAAGCTAATGAGTCATCTGGAAAGCCTCCATAAGGATTGAAGAATTCTAGCGACCCATCTGGTAGGATAAAAAGTAGACACCAGTGTCCAAATCTAGACCCATTGAGTACCTGGGATTCAAAGAATATGATCGCTGCTCCATAAGTAGATAGAAGTTGATCAATAGAATTCATCTTCCATATATCAGGATAGAGGACTATATTTGCTTTACCATTCACTAAGCTAAGCAACTGACTGTCCGATAGTGCTATATTTTTTAATCTAGATAATAAACTATCCATGTCTATATATACAGCTCTATAAAGATGGCCGATAGTTCACCAGATAACATTTATGTCAATATTGACTTTCAAGCACCATTAGGCAATTCACAGCCGATACCGTTAAGATATAATACAACTAGAGCATCTGATATGGTCTCTAAAGCATCTGACTATTATTGCTCAGTAGTAAGGTTCAATCTACCTCTCTCTAGTATACCCAACCTAATATGTCCTATTGTTCCTAATCAAGCTGATCCGACTCTTACACCTTGGCAGATCGGGGTGTCTAATGGTAATCCTGGTAATTTCAATACCGTGTCTCTCAAGTATATAGATAACTCTAATTTAGCCTTACCTACTCAGGATAAGCCTTCTATAGTGGTCTCACCTGCTCTCTTTATATACAACTATCAAGTTGTCATCGATATGATGAATGGAGCACTGCTACAAGCTTATAATGCAGCAAATTTAGCTGCTGTATTTCCTGCTCTTGAGGCCCCATTCTTCTATTTTGACCCGACAACTCAACTTATCAACTTAGTAGCATCTTTGATATTCAGTTTACCTCTACAATCTCCTTTGATAGCTGTACCAACTATCTACATCAATAATGCTCTGAAGGTATACCTTGATTCCTTTGAATATATCTCAAATGGGTTCAATAATCCAAATGGAAATGATTGGATCTTTAGACTGAATAAAACTATTACTTTCTCAGCTATAGTTCATCAAGTGTACCCTACTTTAGTGATGGGATATGCTTTTCCAGGTGATACGATCACTCAACCACCATCTTATTATCTATATACTCAGATCTATCCAGCTATGGCTTTCTGGTCAGCATCTTCTAAGCTGTTCTTTACTACCGGGTCGATACCTGTTAATGAAGAATATCTACCATCTCTCACTAATGGTCAAACTAACAGCAACCAGATACCCATTCTAACGGATTTCGTCCTCGATCTATCATCATCTACTAATAATAGAGACGTAGCATATTATGTACCTACTTCTCAGTACCGGTTAGTCGATCTTAATGCTGGCACCCCGATCAATACCATCGATATTCAGGTGTACTGGCAAGATCAATACTTGAATTATTGGCCTCTGAATATCAATGCTGGTCAGCAAGCTAATATCAAGATAGCATTCATCAAGAAGAGTATGTACAAGGAGACAAAAAAAGAGGTAGAATATAACCTAGGTTCTCAAGGATCATCGTATAAGCCTCGATTGAACTATAAGATGTAAGCTAGTTTTGCTGAGCATATATGTCAACATTAATGACTTCTTAACACTGATTCTACATCTCTGAACATAGTACTATACTATAGTCCATAAACATCTCCTTTTCTAGAGATCTATTCTGATAATCTACTCTGATTAGCTGATTATTGATCCTCTTTTGTTCTGTTTCTCTAGGACCTAGATAGTTTCTAGTATGATAACAACATAGACCAGATAGTGCATATGTGTATACTGCACATTGTCTAGTCCTGACATTTGCTACTTTTTTGATCATTGATGAACATCTCATTGGTTCTCTGGTTAGTATATCCATTTTAAGAGAGATTGTTTATATAATTATACAACATGTTGTGTTCTATAGTAAAATGTTTAGAGGATAATCTGATAAAAGATCTAGTTGTGAAAGTCTATAGAGAGTGGTATCGTCTGCTAAATTATGATATCAAGTTGATGAGTATATTAACTAGTGAGAATGCTAACTGTTATCTCTTGAAACCAGCTGATGAGTGGTTCTTATATAGCATAGTATCTAAGTCAGTAGATTATTGTACTAGATGTCTATATTGTAGAGATGAAATAGTGAAGGATGAGGATGCTAGGGCTAATGTGTTTATCAAATATCATAATTATAACCTGCTAATTAGAGATAGTATGAGATATCTCAATAAAAAAGAATGGAAAAAACATAGCTATCATATAGACTGCTATGACAGATTATTCGGCATCGTTAGCGATATATAACCAAGAGTATATCATAGGACATGCTCAGATGAGAGATATAGTTTGCACTATTTTGAACGCTGATATATGGTCTATAGTTATGAAATACTATTTTGTATTGAGCTGGAAAAGACCTCTACTATGTATAGTGGGTTGTCGCGAACATATCTATTCTAGTGGTTATGATAATGCAAACTATACTACTATAGTGATGGATAGCAGGACATATGAACATCCTGACTTATTAGTATGCTCTATATGTAGAGATGTTATGCACCACAATTCTAAGCTAGTATATCTATCACAATTGACTATAGAGGCTGGTAATATAGTGCATAGAGATTGTTTGATAAATAGTGTTCTCTAAACTAGCGGAAAACCGACAACTAGCTCGATGGGCTTACCTTTACTCTTGATTTTTTTGATTCTGAAATGGTTGAAGTGATAAGGGTCTTCTTGTCTAAATCTATACATGTTTTCTGTCTCATCTACCTTGGTCGAAATGAACCTATTCTGCATAAGCCACTCCATAGCTTTCAACAAGGTCCACTTGGATTTCTTGAAAAGGACACTCTGAATTCTACTTGCTGGTTGTATCTCCATGTCTCTATATTATAGGTAAAATATTTCTCCTTGTATTTTATTATGCTCTTCTGGATACTTGACCACTATGTCAATCAATCTTTTTTCACAGTTAGCATGAGATTGATGAAACTTGCTAGCTAAATGGTTGGTCTTATTGCTCTTCTGATATGGTCGCTTGCATATAGGACATTCAACCCGGTCTTTCTTCGTGATAGGTTGTTCTATTTGAGGAGGTGAATCAATATTATCTACTCTATTCATAGTATATATAATTAAGTGGAGATAAAAATTATGTGTTAATTAATATAGACTATGTTTTCATTCTCAAGAGGTAATCCGTTATGCTTGATGCAAGGAGGTAAGTCAGATGGTAAGGTCCTGTCTATTGTATCAGAGGACAATTGCTGTTTCAACCACTCTGTGAAATGTTCGAACAAGAAACAGTGTTGTATAGAGTGTAGTGTTCTAGATGATAGAACAGGAGATATTGATAGGAAAGAAGTAGCGATCTCTGATGATGGCTGTATGATCCCTATTTTGAATACTAGGGAGAGATCTGTAGAGTATATAGCGGGGCCGTCCGGTAGCGGTAAGTCAACAGTTGCTGCTAAGATGATAAGGGTATTTCACAAGCTGAAACCTAATAGTCCTATATTTGTCTTCTCTAGAGCTGAGTATAAAGATGACCCAGCTTTGAAGGATATACCTATGAATCAGGTCAAATTAGACGAGCTCAAAGGTTTTACTCTAGATATAACGAAAGATATACCTCATGGTTCAATGGTCCTATTTGATGATACCAACACTATACAAGACAACAGTATACTCAAAATTGTCAACTCTATCATGGAAGATATAATGGAGGTTGGGAGAAAACTAGGCCTATACATCATCATCACATCTCATTTGATTATACCTAATAATAGGAAGCAAGCTAGAACTATATTGAATGAGTGTCAGTATCTCACAATCTTCCCAAAAAGTGGCAATGCTCAACAAATATCATATGCTCTGAAGACCTATTTTGGATTTGGAAAAAAAGATATCGAGAAGATCATGAATACTAATTCTAGATGGGTCAGGATATCTAAGAACTATCCACAGTATATAATGAGTGATAAGATGTGCTATATCAAAAGCTAGTACCTATTTAGATCAACAAAATGATCCAGAGTATTATAGTAGACAGTTATGTCTACTTGTATGATGTGATCATTGATGGTCATGATTAGCTGCTTCCTTTCTATAGAGAAATAGCAGTCTACTAAAATGTCTCTGTGGTCGAATACCCAATTTGATGCTGTATTTGATAGAGTGTACTTACCAGAGAGCTTAACAGCTATCTGGACAAAGTCATCTAGCTTGATGTACTCTTTTGGTATGATGATCTTGACATATTCTTGCATGCTTATATAATAGTGTCTCTATTTTTTGTAGGATTTTCTAGCTTCCATCAGTACCTCCTTATATGATAAGCTGGGGTGCTTCTTTCTATAAGCTTGGACGTGCATGATCCATGGATTCTGATGATGCGACATGGTCTTCTTCTTACCAGCTCTTACACCCCCTTTCTTCTTCATCATAACTTTAGATGATCTTTTAGACATAGGTTGTTTATATGACTTCGAAGCCATAGCTTGAACCTTCTTGTAAGGCATATCTGGATGCTCGGCTCTACAAGCTTTTAAGTGTGCTTGCCAGGTCATTTCTTTTCCTTTTCCGGCTGATACACCAGCTCTAACACCTCCTTTTTTTGGTGCTTTTATAGCTTGTTTTCTTGCTTTGAGTAGTCTGATATCTTGCTCTATACTCCTGATTTTTCTCTCCTTAGTCCTTGGCTTCATCTTCGCGAGTTTTTTATGAGTGGTTGCTAAAGTTTCTGATACCTTTATATCTCTGCGAATATTCTTCTTTTTGTGTTTTAAATTATCTATCTTATGCTGGAGAGATGATATGTTCGATAAAATGAGAGGTACACCCTCTTTCTCTCTTGTTTCTACTAACTCTCCTTCGAACAATCTGAGCTTATTAACATCAAGAGCTTTATTATGTTCTTGATTTCGTATAGCTGATATTAAAGCCATATTCTCCTTATCTAAGTCATCTGGTGAACCGAGTTGATGTCTTTCTCTATCTAATCGTTGACCTTGTTCATTCAATTTAGCTATGGTATCTTCTAATATACCTATCTTTCTATCTAGTTTCACTACCTCTTCTAATATAGTCTCATTTCCCTCAGCATGTGGTTCTATTTCAGCTTTTTCTTGTTCAATGGCTATCATAGCTTCTTCATAGCCATGTATATTGTCTCTAATTCTTTCGATTTGATTATGCAACTCTTGTACATGGTCCTTAGCTTCATCTAAGCGCCCTATATTCTTCATAAACTTCTTGATCAATCTATCTCTTTCTTTTATTTCTTCTTTTAACCCCTTTATATCATTGATCATTGGTTCTAGTTTATCATATACTACTTGTAGATAGTCCTTATTTTCTTTCAATTCCTGCTTTAGAGCTTCTTTGGTAGCATATTCTGGTGAGGACTTATATGTAGAATATACAGCTTGTTGCTTTTTATGCTGCTTAGCATACTGCTTTGATAGATGCTCAAAATCATTCACACCTTGTAATTCCTCAGGTAATTCATCAGCATGTCTATCATCATAGTCTTTTGACTGCTTTTGAATCATTTCCTTCTGTTTTAAGAGGTCTCTTTGTTGTTGTTCTAGAAACTTAGCTGAGAACGGGTTGACCCTCATATTTACTTGAGGATGAGGCACTGATTTACCCCCGGTTGCCTGATTAAAGGCATCATAACCATGAGATAGCTTATAAGCTATAATTTCATTGACTCTATCTAGCTGTTCTTGTTGAATTGTCGATAGTTGATCCATCTTGGTATATTAGGGGATATATTTAATAAAATTTTATATAACACTATATATAACCTCTGCTAGAAAAAGCTTAGTATAATGTCTCTCTCACAAGTCCCAATGGATTGTGTCAATGTATTTGACCCTCTTATCGACGTTGAAGAAAAGAAAGAGTTTCATATCATAAAGAGTGGATCTCAGCAAACATACTACATCTATCCTACTTCATCCTTCTCGACATCATCTGTCCAATTTGGTGCAGCAAATCCACCATCTGCTATGACCATCGTTAATAGAAAGGTGTATATGGAGTTCCCTATTAGGATCTTTTTATCAGCTACATCTAATTTTGCAGCCGCTAATATTATTGGTGTATTACCTAACGTACCGGTCTTAAATGCTAATTTTGACGCTCTTAGAGCATTTCCTCTATCAAATATCATTGATACTCTTACGGTAACTATCAATAATCAAGCTGCTACTATCAATCTTGCTGATATTACTCAAGCTATGCTAAGATATAACACTGATCAAGAGTTATGTGAAGGTCTTTATTCACAGACTCCGACCTATATGGATACTCTATGTTCATATACTGCAGGTCAACTAGCAAGTAATAACCCTCTAGGTACTTATGCTTATTCTAGTGAAGGAGGTGTGTTAAATAGAGGTGGTTTTGGACCATATAAGATCGTATATAATGAGAGCGTGACGGGTGCTGGGGCTATCGTAGGAGGCCCACGAGCGGGAACAGTTATCGTAAATGGTGCTACTATTTATGCTTGTGTTGATTGCTTTTTAGTTGAACCTATCTTCTTATCACCTTTCTTCTTTGGAAAGGGCCAATCTCAAGGATTCTATAGTGTTAGCAACATGAATTTTAACTTTACCTTTTTAGGTCAACAAGCTATGGCTACGAGATTATGGTCTCATGATGATGGGTCAAATGGAACAGGGGGTACTGCTAATACTGCTGGATCCTTCCCGGTCGTCGGTTTTAGTGCAGGTTTCCCTGGTGCAGTGTTAAATCCTCCTTTTGCACAAGGTGTATTTTCTACATTCACAACATTCGCTAATAATGTTGGATCATCGAATCCTCGACTTTCTTTTCAATATCTTACACCTCTAGATAGTATGCCGATTCCGATGGAAATGCCGATTACTTACCCGTATAATGTCGTTATTAGATATCCATTCCCACAAGCTCAAAATACTCCAGTGGCCGCATTTAATCCAGCTAATGGTTTTGTATTTGCAAACTACTCCTCTCAGAGTTTGCAGCTTACTACGATACCTAGAAGAATTTATGTATGGATTCAAGAAGATCTATCAACTTTACAAGCAAATACTGCAGCAACTGATACATTCTTTGCTATATCAAATGTCACTGTACAATTTCAAAATAAGAATGGTCAGTTAGCCTCAGCGAGTCAAAATCAGCTCTATCAAATATGTAAGAAGAATGGATGTAATATGAATTATACTCAATGGTCTGGTAATACAGTAGGTCTAGATTTAGGAGCCTGGGGCTCTTCAGTATCAGGAACTGTCGGTAGTGTAATATGCTTAGAATTAGCTACTGACATTGGACTACCATCTGATATGGCACCCGGTCTAATGACTCAATCTTTACTTCAGATTGACGTGACAGCTGCAAATATTCAAAAGAGGCCTATTCAACCTCGAATGGTCATCGTCACTGTCCAAGAAGGATCATGGGTTATCCAAAATAAAGCATCCTTTGCTAGTATTGGTGTATTGACCGTTGAAGACATTCAGAAGGCTAATG